GGGTGTATACCGCGCCGGACTCTGAGGGGCTCCAGCCGGTGGATTACATCGGCATGGGGGTGATGATGGTGAAGCGCGAGGTGTTCGAGAAGGTGGAGGCGCCGTGGTTTGCGATCCCCTACTCCACCATCGGGAATCACTACATCGGCGAGGACGTGTTTTTCTGCCGCAAGGCGCGCGAGGCGGGATACGAGGTACTCGTGGACCATGACCTCTCGCACCAGGTGCGGCACATCGGGACCTTCGAGTATTCACACGAAGGCGCATGGGCGATGAAGGAACAGGTGGATGGCCCTCAACTCATACAGCGCGCTTAGGGCGAGCATCGCCGACTGGCTGAACCGGGACGACCTCACGTCGGTCATACCGGACTTCATCTCGTTGGCCGAGGCGCAGCTCGAGCGCCGGCTTCCTACGCAGAAGATGGTCAAGCGCGCCGACGCCACCATCGACACGCCGTTCTCGGCGCTGCCGTCTGACTTCCTTTCGGCCAAGTCTCTGGTGCTGACCTCGACGGCGCCCGTGCAGCAGCTCGTGTTCTTGACCGAGGACGAGCTGGACTCGAAGAAGACCCTGTACCGCACGACCGGCAAGCCGATGTATTTCGCTCTGGTCGGGAACCAGATCGAGGTGCTGCCGCCGCCCGACACCGGGTACACGGCGGAGCTCACCTATGTGGCGACGCTCGCCAAGCTCTCCGATTCCAACGCATCGAATTGGATATTGGAGCGGCACCCTGATGTGTACCTATACGGGTCTCTGCTGCAGGCGGCCCCGTACCTTCGCGACGACGAGCGCGTCGCCCTCTGGACCCCGCTCTACGGGCAGGCCATCGAGGACATGATCCTGCAGAACGAGCGCGCGGCATTTAGCCAGGGGCGCATTTCCATGACAGTCAAACCGACGAGGGTTATCCCGTGAGCGCATTTTCCAACTATCTCGAGAACAAGATCCTGCTGCATGTGCTGTCGAACACGGCGTACACGTCGCCGACGACGGTCTACCTGGGCCTGCACACCGCAGACCCTACCGACGCCGGCACCGGCACCGAGGTGAGCGGCGGCTCGTACGCGCGCCAGTCGTTCGCCTCGACCATCTCGGGCAACGCGGCGTCGAACACGAGCGCGATTGAGTTCCCGACGGCCACCGGGTCGTGGGGAACGGTCGGCTGGGTCGCCGTGTGGGACAACCTCACCGGCGGCAATCTGCTGTTCCACGGCGCCCTGACGGCCAGCAAGACCATCGCCTCGGGCGATGTGTTCCGGGTGCCGGCGGGCGACCTAGACATCACGCTGGACTAATTGATGGCAGGCTACGGCTCCGGGTTATATGGCCGTGGCAACTATGGCATCGACCCCAAAGAGGGCGCTGCCAGTCTGAGTGCGTCGGCGGCGCTGTCGTGCGTCGGCGTGAGGGTGAGGCTCGGGGCGGCCGCCATAAGCGGCGCCGCCACGATGATAACGGTCGGGGTGCGGGTGCAGCCCGGCGCGAGCGCGATGTCGGCGTCTGCGACGCAGGCGGCGGCGGCGGTCATCGTCAAGGATGCCTCGGCGGCCTTGGCGGCCTCTGGGGCGCTCTCGTGCTCGTCGAGCATAGTGCGCGACGGCGCGGCGGCGATCGCCGGGTCGGCCTCTTTGGCGGCCTCGGCGGTGCGGGTGAGGCTCGGCGCCGCCTCGGTATCCGGCGCGGCCACGCTCGCGGCGGATGCGCTCAGGGTGCGGCTCGCGGCGTCTGCGATGTCTGCGGCGGCGAGCCAGTCGGCCGCTGGCGTGCGGGTTCGTCTTGGGGCGGCGTCGCTCGAGGGCTCTGCGGGCCAGGACGCGACGGCGAACGTCGTGTACATCGACAGCGCGGCCCTCTCTGGGTCGGCTGCTCTGGTGGCGGCGGGCGGCGTCATACAGTCGGCGGCGGCGGCGCTCTCGGGGTCGGCGGCTCTGTCGGCCGCCGGGCGGCTGAAGTGGGAGAACGAGCCCGACACGGCCGAGAGCTGGGCGCCGGTGGCGGACACGGCAGAGAGCTGGAGCGCGGCGAGCGATACGGTCGTCGCCTGGAGCGCGGTGGCGGACACCGCAGAGACATGGGCGCCGGTGGCAGACACGGCGGAGACTTGGACAGAGAAGACACACCCGGCCTATCTACAGGCCGCTTGAGGTAACGAAAAATGGCTGACACAACCACCACCAACCTTGGCCTGACGAAGCCGGAAGTCGGCGCATCGGCGGACACCTGGGGCGGCAAGATCAACACCAACCTGGACCTGGTGGACGGACTGTTCGCCGCAGCCGGCAGCGGCACCTCGGTGGGCCTCAACGTCGGCACCGGCAAGACGCTGGCGGTGGGCGGCACGCTCACGATGTCGGCGCTCACGGCCTCGACGGCCTTGGCGCTGAACGCGAGCAAGCAGGCGGTGTCGGTCACGAACACCGGCACCGGGAACAATGTGCTCTCGGCGTCTCCGACGCTGACGGGCACGATCGACGCCGCGGCGCAGACCCTCTCCGGCAACCTCACTCTCAACGGCGGCACCGCCAACGGCGTGTTGTACTTGAACGGCAGCAAGGTAGCGACGAGTGGTAGTGCGCTGACTTATAACGGCAGCAATTTAATAAATACAAATGGATATGTCAGCACTTCTGGCGATTTTCGTATAAACAACGCTACATTTAGCCGTGTTGCAATTGGTGACGGCGGCGGTGGTTTTGTTGGTGGGTACAACATTACTTACAGCGGAAGCCCAATTTACGACAGCACAGGTGCAATTTCTGGCGTTTATTATTCAAGCGGCGGAAATGTTCAATTTTTTGCTGGTGGTTCAGCATCGGCAGGAACAGCAGCGCCAGAAGCCATGCGCCTCACCTCAACTGGCCTCGGCATCGGGACGAGTTCGCCGGGGTTTCGACTCGATGTTGCTGGCAACATCCGCGCCCTCAACTCTGGTGCAGATTCGCAAGTCCTTGTCGTCGCGCCTAGTGATTCCTTCTCCCCGTTCATTCGTTGGGGCGTTTCCGGCATCCGCGACTCGGGCATCTTGGGCTTTCCTGCGGGTGACGATTCGTTGGTGTACCGCAGCGGCGCAAACAGTTTCAGTACCGGGACGGAGCGGTTTAGAATCACGGTTGCGGGAAATGTCGGCATCGGGACAAGTTCGCCTGCGTATAAGTTGGATGTTGTAGGCGATGCAAGAATTGCAGGTGCTACCAACTCCACTTTTACCATTCAATCGACATACGGTGCAGGGGCTTCATCCCTTCAATTTTTTGCCTCTGGAAACTCAGCGCAAAACGCATCAATAACTGGCGGAGAAGGTAGCGTAAGCAATTTGCGGTTTTATACTGGCGGTGCTTCTCTAACGGAAAAGATGCGCATCACAAGCGGGGGGGCAATAGGCGTAAATCGCACTGACCCACAGGCTTATGGGCAATTTGCTGTTCGTTGGGACCCAACGGCTACATCCGTTAATAACGCAGTTGGAATTAGTGTTGATGTTGCCAACAACACAACAAACGCAGTATTTGCACAATGGGTAAACGAAAATGGGAATGGCATAGGTTCAATTACTAGGGTCGCACAAACCAATGCGGTGGTTTACAACACTACTTCAGACCATCGGCTTAAATCAAACATTGAAGACGCTGCCCCCGTTCTTGAAAAATTAATGTCTGTGCAAGTCCGTCAATACGATTGGACTGAAGGCGACTTGCATCAGGACTACGGTTTTGTCGCTCAAGAACTTGAGCCTGTGTTGTCTGGTATTGTCACTAAAGGCAAGACGGAAGAAGACATTTGGCAGTTGGACTATTCGCGTTTAACACCTCATTTGCTTAAAGCCATTCAAGAACAGCAAGCCATCATCACCCAACTTACTGCGCGTGTCGCACAACTGGAGAGCAAATAAATGACCACTATCACTTGGAACATCTCTGTCCTCGACTGCCTCCCGCAGTCTGCTGAAGGCGCTGACTATGTAGTCACGGCGCACTGGCAGTGCAACGGCGTGGATGGCGCTTACACGGGTCAGGTCTACTCGACCACCTCGTTTGCCGTCGTTCAGGGCGAGGCTTTTACCCCCTACGCTGACCTCACGCAAGCGCAGGTACTTGGCTGGATATGGGATAACGGCGTGGACAAGGCGGCAACCGAGGCTGCGGTGGAGGGCCAGATTGAGGCCCAGAAGAACCCGCCGGTCGTCTCGCCGCCGCTGCCGTGGGTGTCGCCGTGATTAACCTCACGCTCACGACCGAAGAGGTCAACGCCATCCTGCAAGTGCTGGGTCAACTGCCCACCTCGTCTGGTGCGTGGCCCCTTGTAGTCAAAATCAAGGAGCAGGCAGAGCCGCAGGTCGTGAAGGACGGGGAGCCGTGACAGTCCCGGTCGAGCGCGTGGGCGATGTCGCAGCCGCCGGCAGCGTGACCGCCGCCAGCGTGTCGTGGATGACCCAGGCCAACGAGATCATTTCGCTGGTCGCCGGGCTCATCGCCATCGCGGCCGGCTGCTTCGCGATCGCCGTACACTTCAAGAATTTGAGGAAGCCCTGATGGAGCCACGCTGGCTCATCGCCGCGCGCGCCTTCCTCGGCCTGCGGGAGATCCCCGGCAAGGCGACCGCGCCCGTCATCGCCCGCTGGCTGCGCGAGCTCAAGGCGTGGTGGTCGGATGATGAGACCCCGTGGTGCGGCACCTTTGTCGCGGCGGCGCTCGAGGGCGAGGGCATCAAGCGCCCAAAGCATTGGTACCGCGCCAGGGCGTGGCTCGACTGGGGCGACCATCTCCGTGATCCAGCCGTGGGCGCTGTCGTAATCCTTGATCGCAAGGGCGGCGGCCACGTCGGGTTCGTGGTCGGAAACGACGAAGCCGGGCGCCTGATGGTGCTCGGCGGGAACCAGGGCAACGCCGTGACGGTGGCTCCCTTTGATCGCGCCCGGGTGCTCGGCTACCGCTGGCCCCCGGGCTTCACCGTGCTGGGCTGCCCCATGCCGCTCATCGCATCCAACGGGGCGAAGGCCTCGGCCAACGAAGCATAGGAGACGAACATGAACGCAGAACAAATCGCCGGGATCGTCCGCGCCGTCGTGGCCGCCATCGGCGGCTACCTTGTCGGCAAGGGCCTCGCCGACGCCGAGACCGTCGCCGCCGTGGGCGGCGCGCTCGCCACCCTCGCCGTGGCGGCGTGGTCGGTGCTGTCGAAGAAGAAGCCCGAGGCGGCGTGAGGATCTGGCTGGGGGCGGCTCTGGCGCTTGCGCTGGCCGCCCTCGGCTGGGCCGGGCACCGGTCGGCCTACCAAAGCGGCCACGAGGCTGGCTCGGCGGCCGTGAGGGCAGAGTGGTACCTTGAGCGGGCGAAGGCCGCAGAGGCCGCCAGAGAGGCCGAGGCGCTGATTTACGCCCGGCACCAGGAGGTAGAGCGTGGACTGTCGGAGAGGTTGGACGCCGCTGATCGCCGTGGCCGCGAGCTTGCTCGCCGGCTGCGCGACGCCCGCGCCGCCCCCGGCGTGCCCGCCGCCTGTCCCGGTGCCGCCGCGGCTGATGTCGCCCCCGGAGAGCCCGGCGACGCGCGAGCGATTGACGAGGCTTTTATCGCTCACCTCGGGGCGTGCGAGCGAGACGCCGAGCGGCTCGCCGAGCTCCAGAGACTGACAGAGGATTGATGTGGCACTTATTCCGCTGAACATCCAGCCGGGCGTGTACCGCAACGGCACCGAGTACCAGAGCCGCGGGCGCTGGCGTGACGCCTCGCTCGTGCGCTGGTACGAGAACACCATGCGCCCCGTGGGCGGCTGGCGCAAGCGCGCCTCTGGGCAGGTCACGGGCAAGTGCCGCGGCCTCCTGGCGTGGCGCTCGAACGCCAACGCGCGATGGATCGGCATCGGGACGCACTCGAAGCTGTACGCCATGAACGAGGCCGGGACCCTGACCGACATCACCCCGGCGGGCTTCACGGCCGGCAACGCCGACGCGGTGCTGAATCTTGGGTATGGCGGCGGCCCCTACGGGCTGTTCTCCTACGGCACGGCGCGCCCAGACACGGGCACGGTGACGCCGGCCACGACCTGGACGCTCGACAACTGGGGCGAGTTCCTGCTGGCGTGCAGCAACGCAGACGGCAAGATCTACGAGTGGGACCTCAACACCGCGAACGACGGCGTGGCGCTCGCGAACGCGCCGGTCAGCAACAAGGCCGTGCTCGTGACGGCCGAGCGGTTCGTGTTCGCCCTCGGCGCCGGCGGCAACGCGCGCAAGGTGGCCTGGTCCGACCAAGAAGACAACACCATGTGGACCCCGGCCATCACGAACCAGGCCGGGGACTTTGAGCTCGAGACGGTGGGCTCCATCGTCACCGCCAA